GCTAATCCTGTAGTTGGGTTATTAACTGTATTGGTTATTGTAAGTAGACTAGTAGCAGTACCATCCGCCAAAGCTTCCACTTCAGTGACCCTGCTAGCAGTCGAAGAAATTTGACCAAGAGACGTATCTACTCTCGCAATTAACAGATTCTCTGCTGTAGTTCTTGCTGTTGTTTCATTGGCTAAAGCAATTATATTACCTTGGTACCCTGCTACTGCATCATTTGCAATTGCAAGTATTGCTGTAGATTGTATTGCTTGCGCAGAGTTTTCATCACTTAGCGTTTGAATAGATGTTTGAGCGACTGCCACACTACCTGCCGTTTCTATTAGGTCACTGGTAGTTATTGCGCCTTGCATATACTGGTTTATTAAATCAACTTGTGAGTTTGTAGTAGATACAGATGATGTGACTACAGCGTTTTCAGCACCTTTTAGTCTGACGCTGATTGAGTCATAATCCGTACCAGCAATAGTGCTTACAATAGTAGATATATCTTCTGCTGTTTGACTTATCTGGCTAGTGTGTAATGTTAAGATCCCCTCGTTAACGGTTTCTTTTTGTACTAATGTTGCTATCTGCCCTTGATGTGTATCAACCAGAAGTGAAACTGCGTTAAATTCGTTTGCAGTTATAGAACCACCTTCTATTAAAATAGTCCCTACTTGCTCATCAATTTGCGCTCTAAAACCATTAATCTCTGCGACATAATCTGCCGTAATGTAATTTTGACCAGCGCCATCTAACACTCCATTTATTACATCAATCGCTATGTTTTGCAGGTTTAGATCTAGTTCCGATCTAGTGTTAATCGTAAAAGTATTAAGACCTGTGATAGAGTCATCAAGATCTGTAATTGAGTCATCAAATTCACCATCTATGCTGATCCTATTAAATTGTGTACTAGTAGATTCGTCAAATTGTGATTGGCTTATTCCTAATCCTGTAATTGTGAATAAAACCCAATCACCGTAACCTTGTCTGGTTTTAATTCTATACCAAACGTAATAATCTTGGTCATGCACAATACTTGCAATTGAAAGACTTAACCCGAATGGAATAAATGTAAACGAATCTAAGCTATCATCATTTGGGTTTAATGTATCAATAGTAGAGTATACACCTTCGTAACCATCAGAACCATTTGCAGGTGATTCTGGTGTAATGGTCAATGCCCCTGCCTCAACTTCAAAAGTGGGTGAATCTGTAGGTGTTACGGGAGCATCAATAGTAAACTCAAGATCTGTAGCTTGACCTTCTAAATTTATACCATACGGTACAATATTAGCGGTATATGACTCGACAATAGGGTTAGTGATGAGTAAAGGTGATTGTGGAACTCTCTGAGTTGTTTGTACCAGTAATTCACCTACATATATTTCAACGGCATACCATAATACGCGAGAATCATCTAATTCATCCCATTGTAAATAGAATTCGCCATTTTCAATATTTAACTCAAACCCTGTGACATTAGGTATCGTTAACGTGATAGGTGGTTTAGCAAACGCAATAGGTGTAGGTACAACATTTGGGTCAGGTACATAAAAAGTATCGTCATACGCAATACAGTTTAAAACAGTTTCACCACCATTTTCCGATACTTCACTTACTCGCCAGTAAGCATTAGTTTCTTCCATAATTTCAGATGTGTGTTGAATCACATCACCTGTTTCAAATAACCAACCAATAGCACCCACAGGTATTTCTAGTGTTCTAGGTTGTCTTGATATTCTAGCGTCAACCATTGTCCAATATAGTGCTTGGTCAACTTCAGATACATAATCTAAAGACGAACTACTAAAATTAGCGATGCCTCCATCTTCAGCTAACCAAGCTGCATGTATGGCTGTACCATACTCAGGAAAGGTTGTTTCCACATCCACTTCAACTAGATCACCGAATTGAAGATATAAGTTATCGTCGAATCCGCCATCTGTTTGACTACCGAATCCACCACCAACTTGCGAACCTTCACTCTCATCTTGAACTAACTGTTTAATAGTATAAGTCAGGCTATTTAATCGTTCTGTAAAATCACCAGACTCATATTGCGTTTCACCTTCTAAATCATCCTCATTAAAAGTCCATACAGATGAACTTTTAGTTTCAACCCTCACATTAAATTCACCATAATAATCAGATGTATATAATCGTGTTCCCTGCATCCATACGTTCATGTTATCAACGATGGGTTTACCAGTATCAATTTGTACATCTATCAAAATGGAGTTAATACCATCATTACCTATTGAGTCAGGTATCTGATCGAAGTGGTTTGCCAACTCGATAATATTAGAATTGGTAATAGGTATATTACGTTTACCTGCTCCATACTCTACCGAGCGTAAATAATCGGCATATTGTAATGCTGGGTTCCTTGAGAATACAGTTGTTGGTGTTTGATATGGGCCAACGTATGCACCCAATCTTGGGTCATATACTTTAGCACCTCTGACGGGCATTGTTATCTTAGGTGGACTGTTTAACCAATCATCTCGGTTCCTATTTTTGACAAATAAAAGTGTTAAGCCTTCACCCCTCATCCCTGTTAATCTGTTTTTCTCGGCAACATCCATGTGTTCAAACCAGAAACCTAGATCACCGTTATCGTTTTCTTCCAGTAGTGAAGATATACTTGCATCGGCAGGCGTCCTAACCCTACACGACCATCCGCCAACATCACGCTCAGTGTTTGTTACCACGGTTATGTCAGAGCTATCATCATCTAATCTTATATTATTTACATCAACATAATCACATTCACCAATACTTATTACATAAATAAAGGTAGTGAAATAATGTCTATAAAATGTTTTTGACTTACGATGCTTGAGCATTAATATAGGAACCAACTCGGCATTCTTAGCACCGTATATTTTAGGTAGCGCAGGTGGTTTTACTTCTTGGTCAATTGTACCGTTAAAATTTGCGGTATATTTATCTTTTTGCTCACCAGTAAATACAGTTGGACTATGACGCATTATTCTATCATTGGGGTATCTTTGCTGATGGCTAGAATCAATAGCATACCAACCATTATCTGCCGATAATGCGCCCAACACTGAGTCGATAACCAGTGTCACAATTCTATCTTCATCACCACCACTGAATGAATGGCTTAACCCCCATGCAGTACGCACAGGTATAAGAAAACCTTCAAGAACAGAACCATCTTGAATAACACATCTATTTATAGATGTTGGCTTGTTTACATACTTTTCTGTTTTTATAGCTTGAATAATTGTAGGATCAGTAACAGAAAATGACAACTCTAACTTATCCGATCCAGTAGAAGCTTTGCGACTAATACCATCAATTTCAACAATATTATGATTAGGAGTATAAGTTTTATTATCAAGGTTTATTGAGGTGTGGTAGTCAGTGTAATAAATTACACTATCCGATCCAGTACCATACACGTCACCCAAATTAATTGTAATAAGGTTAGCGTAAATAAAGTTACCAGATGTTAAAGCGTCTTTTACTGCCTGTGGTGCATTGATCATAGTTGTTCAACTGCCTTTAATACTAGTTGCATATCTTGATTGTCTGACGCTTCCATTGACACCTCAATTACACCGTCAGATTGTAAATACCATCCTACATTGTTTGCAATAATGGTGGTGGCGTTAGTTAAAGCCAACCTAATCCGAGATGTTAACTTTACATTCTGTGGGCCAGATTGTAAAAGAGTATCTTCTGCAACTTCATAGACTTTAGTGTCATTTGGCATCTGTATATAATCACCCGCTAACAATTGCCAAGGAACAGTACCTGTAGATGCCAAGGATATGATGTCTCTATTTGCAGACTGCGATCCAACAACTTTAATACCAGATGTAGGTACTGTTCCTTGAGAATAACTTAAACGTGGATGCACATAAAACAAAGTATCATCAACAGCCCTCGATAATTTAGCCTTAATACCCCTACCTTCAGTCATTGCCATATCATTGGTAACTAACTCGAATTCATAACGATGTACTCCTGTGTTGCGTTTAGAGCGTTTTAAACCCACACTATCGGACACATACATTAATCTGTTTTCGGTTATTGAACATTCAGCCCAAGGGAAGCCTGCATTGTTGGATATATTAAGCAAAACGTTTACCTCTATTTTTACTACCTCTCGTAACCGAATCATACACCATTGTGTCTAATACTTTATTAGGTTTTTTAAGGGATCTTGCTACGGCTCTGGCTATTGCTTCTGGTGATACATTACCACTTGATGTAATGTTAAACGTATTGTTACCACCACCGCCACTCATAATTTTAGCAGTATCTTCACGACCAGTAACCCTAGTGCCACCAGACTTACCTTTGACCAACATTCCATCAACCAATTCGTCACCGTACTCAGATACAATACCTATTTGATTCTGAGGTATTACACCACCTCTATCAAACGCACCAGCGAATCCTACAGCGGCTGCTGTCTGTGCAGTACCAAAAGCGGTAAACGCTGCCGCAGCAGCAGGGGCCAACACTGGGCCAACAATAGGTATAGCGGCAGTAGACGCAGCCGCATTTAGCGCACCAAGTGCAGTTTCAGCCGCACCCCTACCACCCACATTCAACACATAGACAGCTTTGATAGCCGCCATTTCAACTGTTTTTGCAGCTAACGTGGCTTCAACCTTAGTGGCTTCAGCCGCCACATGCACACCTGCTTCTTTTGCTTTTAAAGTTGTATCTACTTCAGAGAATAATAAACGTTGTATACCCATTTGCACTAAGGCAGATATACCTGCTGCGGCAACTGACTTAAATGTATTTTTAAATGCATCGCCCAAATTATCGGCATTTACTATCGCATTACCTATACCGCTTGACAGGTTCTCTATCGTGCCTTCCAGCATATCAGCAGATATTTTTTCAAAGTCCATTGACGCAGTTTTAATGCCTTCAAGATATTGTTCCCACGCAGTACCAGATATTGCAAGTCTGTCACTTTCGTAATTTCTTTC